TGTGTATCTGGAGCATAGCTGTTTACGAATACACGTAAAGAACCGTTCAATGTACCAACAAACTTGGTGTTTGTAGGTGCTTCAAATGTGCCTTCTGTGGTGCGAGCAAATGCTGATGTTGTCGCTGACTGTAATACTGTCAATGCTGCTGAACTTACAACAGCCCAGTTACCTGCGCCACGACGTGTACGCTGTGCGATCAAGTTAGCAACACGATTGATAAGAACAGCTAGAGCAGCGTGTTCGTCACCAACGAATGTAGCAGTACCTGAAACGGTAGCTTGGTTGTATGTGTACTCAGTGGCAGCTAAACTACTTAGACTTAATAAGATCTCTTGGTCGATTTCAGCTGTGATTTCCTGTGCTAAGGCAGCCATGATTTCTGCTTCAACATCGATACCATGCATAGCCTGCGCATCTTGAGCACTTTCAAATGTCCAACGAGCTTGTAACTTACGTGTCTTAGCTTCAACAGCTTGCTTTAAGATCTGGATGGAGATCTGCTTACCGCCTGTGCCTTCCATTGTAGCTGTATTGTTACCGGTATAACCAGTAGCAGTAGTAGTACCCTGGGGAACAGTTGAATATGCTGTGGCGATGGTAAATGGGCTTAACGCTTCTTGACCAGCTGTTACACTTGTAGCTGCTTGACTGTTGTCAGTTAAACTCTGTGCATAACGTACACGTAATGTATGGATCTGACTGACAGGACCAGTCATTGGCTGTACGCCCACTAATTCGTTGGCGATAACTGTTGGCATCACACGACGGATCACTGGAAGAATTACACGATTAAGTGTGGCAATGTTACCTGAAGCTGTACTACCCGAAGTAGCGTTCTCTTTCAAATACTTGCGTGTGTTTTCTAGGATTACACTCATCGAGTTGCGTTTAGCGCCATTTAAGCCTTCTAGTAACGCACCTTTGGTTTCACCCCAACGGCTTTCTAATAAATCTTGTGACATTTAAGTCTCCTTTGTCTTTTTTTTACAGCCCTGCCAAACGCTTTAAGTCAATAACGTTGCTAGTTGTGTCGTCAACGCTATCGTGCTCTTGGCCACGGGCAGATTTATCGCCAGTTACAGTGGTCAATGATTCAGTAATCACTTTTGGTGTTTTTGCTGAACGATTTTCCAATACAGCTGGTAGATACTTTTCAAAAGCGGCCTTTAACCTCGGGGTCTGGACGCTTTCCAATAAATTGCGCATAATCTCTGCTTTTTCTTCGTTTAGAGGACTTAATAGCTCATCTAATGTACTGCTGCGAAGATTGCTTTCTTTGACTATACGTAACTCACGTTCTTTTGATTCAACCAAAACTTTTGCCTTTTGGGTGAATCGGATGGCCTCGGCCAGTTTAAGATCTTTTTGACTGATGACATCATGCAGCTTGCGAACTTCTGCTTTCTCATTGAGATGAGTAGCTCCAAATTCTGCTGAGTATGCTTCAAAAATCCTGCGACCAAAATTGTTCTCACGAGCAATCTGTATGTCTTCTTTTAACTGACCAAGTTCGGCCTTGAGATGATGGCTAACAGCACGAGTCATCTTGGCTGCGGATTCTTTTACAAATCTCTGCTTTAATGACTGTAGTTTTCTACGAGCTTCTGCTACTAAACGTACACGGGCTTCCACCACTTCACGTTTGTCTTGAGCAAATTCTCTGATCTCTTGTGCTAACGCATGAACGATAAAGCCCTGTAATTTCTCTAGGCCTTCATTGTGCGTTTTTCTGTCACGACGTAGTTCGCCGAGTTCTTCTGCCAATTTACTGACCAAAAATCCATTGAACTTTTGGGCACTTTCTTTCATTGTAGTTTGGAACTTGACGCGATCTTGGGCTAAGGCTTTTTTCTCAGCTCTCACACCGTTGACTTCTGCGACGAGACTTTCTGTTACCATGCGATCTAAGGCTTCCACCATCACTTGTCGATCATGTTGATAACGCTGCGCGAACTCTTCACGGAGTTCTGCACGAGCCTGCTCACGAGCTTCAACTAACTTGGCTTCCCAAGCTTCATTGATCTCTTGACGAGTTTCCTCGTTGATCAGTTCGCTATCTAGTAACGGTTTTAGACTATCTAACATAGTAATTCCCTTATATCTAAACTATACTTTACAGTACAGCATTTCCTGCCTTACGGCAGATACTTTGGCAGCTGATCACTCAACCGCTAAAATTCTCAACATTAAAGTTTTAATCCTTTAATTAAACGTAGTACTTCGTTTGAAACTGCTCGCTGTGCTCGACTGGTCTTGGCCGGATCCTTAAACATTTCCAGTAGCTTTTGACCACCGCGATGATTTAATAATCCTTCGTAGATCGCTGTAGGATATGCGTTTGGCGCCGAAGGTTGGGCTACTATATCCACAGTGACGATTTCAAAATCACTGACGTGTCCATTGTGATCATTGACATTGCCTGATCCACGACTACTTACACCCAATTTTACACCTGAATCCAACATGGTTTTTACTAATGATCCCATCGGTGTGGGCAATATCTTTAGTTTACCATAGCCACAAGCATCATCCATCCACATGTTTTCTATCATGTGACTGACACGATCGAGATTGATCTTGAGATCGTCGGGATGATCTACTTCACCTAATACACTATGACCGGTTTTAATCTGCTCATTGATAGTGTCAACAGCTTTGGCGATTTCATGTACTGGATATACTCGTTCGTTGGCGTTTCTTACCCCGCCTTCTATGCATATTCCCTTCATGTAAAGCGTTTTACCTGATCCATCGGCAGCTTCCTCAGACTCCAATACTACACGAGCCTGAGTAAAGCTGAGATGTTCTTTAAGATAGGTATTGCGAGCCATGTCTATCTATTATGCCTTAGGGAAAGGAGTTCTAGTATTAACACCAGCGGCTTGAGCAGTCACAGGCTTAGGCGTAGGTTCCATCTTGGCACCGTAGCCATCTTTAGCAGGTACGTTCTTAAACTTTCCAGCTCCGGGCAAATCGCCACGGCCTTGATCAGCATAGCTAGTTGGTGCTTTATAAGCGGCTGTGCCATCGGGATTGGCTTCACTGGCTGTATTTTTTACTGGACGACCCTGCATGCCAGCTGCGCCACTGTTAAATCTCGTTGGGCTCTTAGGATTAGCACCGTTGTCGCCGTGCTTAACTGGGGCAACTTTGTCTAATGCTATGTTCTCGCTCATAGGCTGTGATTCATCATGGAATTCACTTGTGTCGTCATCCATGTAAGCATCGCCGCCAACTTCATCACTGTTGGGTTCCATCTCATCATGCTCGTGGCCATGATCACCCATCAACATCTCAAATTCAGCCATTAATTCATCTAATTTGTCTTCGAGATCAACTACACGGTCTTCGATGTCATGCTCAATTTTATTGCCTTCATCGTGGTCGTGTTCGAGGTCATGTGTTTCGTCTTCGCCAGCTTCTTCGGCTTCGTCGTCGAATTCTACGTCTTCTTCCTCGTCTTCGTACATGCCTTCTTCTTCTGTTTCTACTTCACGCATTAAATCTTGGCTGGCATCTCCGGAAGTGTGATCCATGCCTTCTTCGATGTCTTCATCGCACTCGCAAGGATTAGCGTGACAATGTTCACACTCTTCTTCGTTCATTAAAGTTTCATAGATTTCGCGTGACTTTTCCACTACGATATCGTGGAAAAGAGCTTTGGCTTTATCTTCTTCATCGTTGATTACATATTCAATCAACTGTTCAAATTTTGACGTCATTTAATTCTCCTTTAGAATGGCTCGTACAATATTTAAGGAGGAATTAGAAAAAGACGTATATTAAGGGGAGATATTACCAACTTTTGTGTAAAAGATATTACATATTATGTAAAAAGTATTACATAGGTTCTGCCGCAGGGGCATATTGAAGTCTTAATAATTTTAATTTGGCTTTGAATTCTGCTTTGCGCAGATCATTCATTTTTCTCAGCTTGTTGATCTGTGCCAACGTAAGGCGAGTTTTACGCAGTTGACCCATCTGAGGTTGGGTGTTGTCGTCATTGACGTTTTGATAAGCACTGGGATCACGCTGATAAAGTTCGTTTAATATCATAGTCTCGTATTTATAACTAGGAGAAAATTATAAACTAGCAGCATTATTAGCAGCGGGCATACCTGGAGTCGGGGTTACAGCAGGCTGTGGCCCGGCCCCAGTGTCAACATCACCCATGCCTAGACCACTGTCAGCCATTTCATCGCCTGTGGCTAAGTCAGCACTTAAGCCTGCGGGAGTGATACCAATGTTGCGCAAGTCAGCGCCTTGTGCTGTGGCAACCTCGGGATTATCACGCTCTTCGCGCCACATTTCTTCATTTTCACGTATTTCAGCTTCACTTAGGCCTAGGAAACGTTTCATAGCGAAACGTTTGCTCATGTAAGGCAGTGGCTCTACATTAGAAAAATTAGTGATACGCGCAGTGTCTAACTCACTTTGACGATAGCTAGCAAAATTCTGTGGCTCAGTTAAGGTAATATTGAATAAGCCATTGTCAATATTAAACCCGCGCCACTTCATAAACATCTTAAACTCATCATCTAACTTCTGCATGATCAGTCTTTGTAGTCGTTCACAGTATTTGTTAAAGCGGAATT